CCCGCAAACCCCGAGCCTCTGTAGCTCCGGCTCAGACATCGCAGATGGGGAGTGTGTCACGCACTCTCGCGCTTGGGCGCAAGATGTCAACTGCGTCGAAGACGATGATGTTGACTCGTGCTAACCTTGAGAAACTTGTTTATCGGTGGAATGGTGTTAAGGCCTTTACGGGCTTTGGTAACTATTTCTTGTCAAATAAGACGGTGGATGCAACTACGCGTGCTCTTCCTCTCTTTCTGTTTGACTTGACCGCTGTTAATAACGTGGCGGCAGGAACCGGTGTCAACAGTGTTCCGTTTCTCCGTCTTCAGCAAAACATAGCCGGCGCTATGGCCTTCGTTCCTGTTACAGGATATCTTGCTGATGGTACGACTCTCTCTACTACTATGGGTATTGAGCAGTCTACCGTTATTGGCCAAGGTGCTGGTGCCACCGCACCTATGCCTTACTCCAAGTCTGTACTCGAATCAGCCAACATTCGTATGAATTGTTGGGGGGCGACTTCTAAGGCGACCAAGTATATATTGTCAGTGGTTCGCTTTACAGACGATGATCTGGTGCCTACGCACGGCACTTATGCCGCAGATCTCGCTGCTGCAACTAACAAGCGTACTGACCTATTCCAGTCGATTATCAAACCCTTGACGTTCAATCCCATTGCGTCTACGGGCGGTGCATTCAACCGTCGAATGAAGGTGATTAAGACTATGTCTTTCACCGTGGAGCCCAATCCTACTACGGATGGCGACTCTGATCCCCAGGTAAAGGTTGTGTCATGGCAGTTGAGGCTCAACAAGCTCCTCAACTTTGTGGAGAAGTCAGAGACTCTCCCTACTATTATTGACACAAACGATGAACCCGACTATGCTGTGCAGAGCGGTGTTCAGATTAAGGCTCAGGTACAGCCAACGGCTCGTATGTATCTCATGATTCGTGCGAGTAACTACGGTCTCGACGTTCCTGAGTCTAATGTTCTATCACCAAGCTTCGATCTCTCTATCAAGCTACATCACTCGGTGACACAGTAATATCTATAGGCCACACGTAGTAAAACCCCTTTCGTTTCGGCGGCCTCTCCGCCCCTGCAGGGGGCCGACGGAACAAAGTGTTCAGGAGCCGTATACTGTTAGAAATATCTGTCAAGCACAATGTGTGTCACGCTCACACTGACAAATATATATTGCCGGGCATGTACGCCCCCCACCTACAGGATGGGGTGCGCACTAGTCGTACTCATATCTACATCAGGCAATACACAGGGAGCCCCCGGCGGGACGAAGTCCCCCGGTGGGCGTGTCAGGTCGGGTACAGTATTACCCCGACCTCTGTGTCAAAACTGGGGATTATTTATTATCTCCGCTTAGGATAACACCCCACCATGGCTCCATCCAAGGTAGCCCCCGGCCGTGCGCGGTCATGGTGCTTTGTGATCAATAACTATACAGATGACGACATGCAACAGTTGCTTGTCGTTCAGAAGGAGTCTACTTACCTGCTGTACGCCTTTGAAGTAGGCGAGCAGGAGGAGACACCTCATATTCAAGGTTACGTGCATTATGCGAATGCTCGTAGCTTCCAGTCAATGAAGAAGTCATTGACGCGTGCTCATTTCGATGTTACCGTCGGAACAGGTCCGCAAAATTACGATTATATCGTTGGACCTTATGAGAACAAGAAAACTAAGAAGAAAAAGCCGTATAACCCGGACCACCATGAGTTCGGTGTTTTGCCCCAACAGGGCAGGCGTGTAGACCTCGACGAGGTTTACATAAATTTGAGAGACGGCTACAAGTTGTCTGAAATTATGGACTGCAATGTCAATTTGCAGTGCATTAGCGTCGCCAAGCAATGGCTCGCTATATCTGAACCGGAGCGCGACTGGCGCCCCGAGGTGAAGTGGTTCTATGGACCCGCCGGCGCAGGCAAGACTGCTGCCGCCAAGAAGTGGCTCGGCGATGACACGTATACGTGTAGCCGTACGACTTCGAAGTTCTGGGATGGTTATGACGCTCATCAGGGGGTGTTAATTGACGACTTTCGCGCCACTTGGTGCAAGTTCGTCGAGCTTCTTGGCATCACGGACCGCTATGGGTACCGTGTAGAAGTAAAGGGCGGAGCGCGCCAGCTGCTCGCCCGCAAGATAGCGATATCCTCTCCGTATTCACCGGAAGAGACTTTCTCTGGTCAGACAGAGAATATCGACCAGTTACTGCGTCGTATCAGTGAGGTACATGAGTTCACTCAGCCCTCACAACCACCGCCACTGGCCGTTAGGTACAGGGACGGAATAATTGTCGAACCTCTGGTTAGACATGCCGCCAGGAGTCAAGAAGGGGACCATCAGGGGCCCGTACAAGAAGAGAGCCCCCAAACAGGGGCCTCCGTTGCTCCAGGCAATAATAATAATAAAGGAAAAAATAATCTTGGAGTTCAATTAACCCCGGTCGACTATGCCTTCGATGTCTCCATACAAGGCTTTTCTGCTTGCACGGGCGGTCAAGAGCAAGTCTCGCAAGACCCCCAAGGCCAAGCCCACACGTCGGATTACTCCGACCAGGAAGCCGTCTGCTTCCCGCAAACCCCGAGCCTCTGTAGCTCCGGCTCAGACATCGCAGATGGGGAGTGTGTCACGCACTCTCGCGCTTGGGCGCAAGATGTCAACTGCGTCGAAGACGATGATGTTG